AAGAAAAATTATAACAGATGGAATAATAAATGCAATTTGTGCTTAAATAATACTAGGGTTATGTTCTAGCGACATATTAAATGATATCTTACACTTCCAAACGGATGCTATATCAGCCTTTTAGGTTTATAAATAATAATTGAGAGTATAATAAAGATAGGGAGCCCATGAGACTGTTCGCACAAGGGAGTGGTATGCTACTAGTCGTCGAAAGTCTAACTGCAGTAATTCGAGTAGGTTATACTCTCATACAACTTAAGGAGATAATATGAGTAAAATTGATGAAATAAGAAAATTAATTTCAGATCTAGATAATATGGATGATTTAAATACTATTAAAGAAATAGTTATGAATCAAAGAAAATATCTAGCTCAGAAAAATGCTTTTAATTTAATTAAAGGTGATAAAGTTAAGATAACAGGTTCTGGTAAGATACAAGAAGGTATTATTGAGAAAATAAATAGAACTAGAGCTGTAGTTATGGTAGGAAATACAGGGTGGAATGTTCCTTTTGAAATGTTAAGGAAAATTTAATGGATGAGGAATATTGGTTAGATAAAGTAGATGTATGGATAGAAAATCAAATTAAAGGAGATTATAATGACAATACAAAGTCAAAACACAACGGAAGAATCGTCAGGACCAGAAATTGGGTCACAAGAATGGGTAAAAGATTGGATGCACAAAAGAAAAGTGCACAGAATGAGCAAAGCACAGTCATTAAAAGACTTAGCAGCATATCTAAAAGATCTCGGATATAAATATATAAGAGTATGGTATGAAGGAGCTGGTGATAGTGGTGAATGCTTTGAAGCAGAAGGTTGGAAGAAGGAAATAGACCTTACTAGTAAAGAAGGTAGACATTCTTGGCCTGAAGATTATCAACATAAGCCTTGGAATCATGATAAGAAAGATGACTTTGATGAATGGAAAGGTATGACTAGAAATCAAAAAGACTTAGATAGATCATATACTTTATTTAAGAAAAATCATCCAGATCAAAACCTTCAAAGTGAATTACACTGGGAGCTTGTTGAACTTGTAGATTATGATTGGTATAATAATGAAGGTGGACAAGGTGAAATAGTATGGGATTTAGAGAAAGAAGAATTCCGTGTAGATGGACAACAAAATAGATATGCAGCTGTAGATGTAAAAGAAACATACTTTATGAATGGTAAAAATCCTGAAGTTTGGCATGGTGATGAGGTTTATGAAAGATGAAGGCATCAAATCACTGCTTATCAAGTGTAAAATATTTTGGTGGTCGTATAGGTGATTATCATTATATACATGCATGGTTTGATGAATCTAAAGATCATTACGGAGATATAAGACATAGAGCTTTAAGACATCATACTCAAGGTATTAAAGAGTGTGAATTGAAATTTGGAATAGTAATAACAAACTCTGATAACAAACAAGTGCCTGTTAGATCAATAGCAGAGCAACATATAAGAGAGGATTTGGGATTTATTCCTACGGTTCAAGATTGGCTTAAAGAAATTAAACCAAAACCTTGGATGGCAAGTACCAAGAAGAATATTAAGAAGATGAATTTGATGTAATTAAATTAACTAAGCTAAAAGGGAGTAGTGTAGCGTGGATATCCTGACATCTAACTAAAAGCAACGTGTTGGACCTGCTTCCTTAATAAGCCCAGCCGATTCCTGAATGTCCTATCTATTAAGTTAGATGAATGACCTAGGTATAGGGTTTTAACTACATTAATAACAAGTATGTAACTAGTTTAGTAGCAGTCCTGAGAAGTTACACTAAGTTTATTCCAGGAACTTAACTACGATAATCTTATCAGACGCCCTGTTAAGCACTACTATTAAACGAAAAAAAAGCTTGTATAAATTTAATGTAGTCATGTCAGTCACGGAGATACTGGTGAGCCTCAAGGGCAAGTCCCTTGGACGATATTCCTGATCACTAAGAGAACCAATTAATGGCGCTGTATTAACTAAGCTGAATAAGCCCAGCCGATTTAGGGTTACAGTTGCATTGACTACATTAATAACTTTAATGGTGGGGACTCGTAGGAGTCTTAGATGACAAACTGTGCGAGTTCTCATCATTATAATATTTAGGGAGGTAGTGCGTAACCTGCAGGTAGACGAATGATCATAAGCTTCGCATCATTTACTACCTCCTTAAATAACTTGGAAAGTTTGTCCGCTTTTAGTAAATTATAACCCCCTCAAAAAGGAGAAATCATGGAAAAAAAAGAAGAAGTTAAGGGGATTCCTATCCCTAATGCTGTATTTGAAGATCGTAGACAGGAAGAATGGAAGTCAAAACATATAGATAAATTAGCAAGTGCATTAGCTAAAGCACAAGCTGAGATGAAAGGTGCAAAAAAGAGTAGTGTTAATCCTTTCTTTAAATCTACATATGCTGATTTACATGCTGTAATTGAATCTTCAATCCCTTTTCTAAGTAAACACGGATTATCTGTAATACAAGGAAATGATGGGAAGCCTGGTGAATTTTATGTAACTACTATGTTATTACATGAATCAGGTCAATGGGTAAGATCAAAATTGAAAATGCCAGTAACTAAAGCAGATGCACAAGGTATAGGTTCTACTATAACTTATGGTAGAAGATATGGCTTATCTGCAATATGTGGTATTGCTCAATATGATGATGATGGTAATTCTGTAAGTAAAAACAAATAAGGAGAGAAAATGGCAATTAAAACAATGTCTGCTTCCACAGGAGGAAGTAAATTTGATGAAGGATGGCATGAAGTCGTAATATCTAAAGCTGAATATGGTGTATATGAATCAGATGTTCCTGATACAGACGATAAAAGGTACTTAGATATATGGTTTGAAGACTATCCTGATAATATGAATCTTCGTGCTTATGAAGTATTTAATAAAGCAACTAAGGAAGAATTCAAAGTAGCTAATATCTTTAAATATGCAAATGCTGGTATAGTAGGCGTACTTAAAGATCCTAATGGTAAGCATCCATTAATTCAATTTGATGATGAAGCTAAAGGATTAGTAGGTAAGACTATAAATATCTATGTATACAAAGAGAATAAATCAGGTAATAAATATTCTCGTGTATTTGATAGTATAGCTCCTATTGTTCAAGAAGGTGAACATTTATCATTCAAAACTACAGATGTAGATTCTATTAAATCTGGAGCAGAGAAAAGAGTTAAGAATATGCTAGAAGCTACTAAAAAATCAACTAATGGATATACTGCAGAAGTTGATTCAGACGCTTTTGCTAACCAATTCTAATAACTAAACAATTAATGAGAGTGAGGCGATTTCGTCAGAGCCCAGTAATGCTGTGGAACAAAAAGAAACAGAATGGTAGATGTGCGAGTTACGTGACGAGTAACATGGCCTGCTACCCACTCTCTTTAATAAGGAGATAAGATGACAGTAAGAGAACATATAATAAGCAAATTAATGAATTTAGCATCAGGTGGATTGACAACATTCAAAACATCAGATATACAGGAATTAGCTTATATAGGTAAACATGATTTTGGAAAATTCTTAGGTAGCTCTGAAACATATACTAGAGAATTTAGAAGAATGAGAACTGATGGTGTGTTAAAAGTTAGAAAATTAGACAGAAAAAATAGACAGCAAATATGGGAGTTGCATGAAATACAAACCAATTTCCCTAATGATGTTGTTTAAATAAGGAGATAATATGATCAAGGAATATGCATTCGGATTAGCTAATAGACATCACTTTGGAGATGTAAATGATGTTGAGAAATACGCTGGTATGGCTCAAGATACATTTATGTCTTTATGGGATTATGATGGACATGTAGTTGATTATGTTAAAGAAAAAGGAAGTTTATCTGGATATGATGGAATATTATATATGCCAGATGAATTTATATTGGATGTAGATGGAGCTAATCCTAAACAAGCTAAAGATAAAACTATAGGATTAACTATAGAATTAGATGATTTATGTGTACCTTATCGTATATACTTTTCAGGAACAGGATTTCATTTAGGAATACCAGGCGATGCTTTCAGATGGAAGCCATGTCCAGACTTGCATTTAAAAGTCAAGGATGAATTAAAAGCTAGAGGTATCTATGAATTTGCTGATCCATCAGTATCCGACAAGACAAGAATCATTAGAGTTGTAAATACATTAAATAGTAAGTCTAAATTATGGAAAATCCCTATATCTCATAGTGAATTACATAATCCTATAGATGAAATACAAAAGTTAGCAAAAACTAATAGAACTGCAAATAAATATACTGAATTAGAATGTGAGCCAGTATTTGATGTTCTAGAAAGAAAATCTGTTGCAAGTGATAAAGAATTTGAAGCTGTATCATTAGGAAGAAATCCCGATCCAGTATGGTATCCTTGTATTCAGAAAATGATGGAAGGTGGGGCTCAAGGCTCAAGGCATCAATTAGCTTTAAGAGTAGGTGCTTTCTTAAGATGGAGATATCCAGAGCATATAGTTAGATTAGTAATGGAGGATTGGAGACAAAGAGTAGATCTTAAATCACATCCTTTTACTAAAGCAGAGATGGATAAAATAGTTACTGATTGCTATGAAGGACATAATGGGAATGGCTATAATTATGGCTGTACAGATGTACATATGGATAAACATTGTCAATCAACATGTAGACTATATAAATCCAAAGTCTCACAAAATACTATGGATGCACATACTATGGAAAAGGAATTAGTTGAATTCTTAACAAGAAATCATAATCCTATAGATATAGGTGCCCCATATGGACAAAAATTTCCTGTTTATCCAGGAGAGGTTGTTATATTACAAGCTCCTCCTAAATCTATGAAAACAATGTTATTACAAAATCTAGTTAATAGATTCAAACGTACTACATATTTTATGGAAATGGAAATGAGTCCAAGACAAATGTGGATGCGATTTGTTATGATAGAAAATAAATGGTCAGAAGAAGAACTAAAAGACTATTATAGCAAATATGCAAATGGAATAAGTAAAAGCTTTGATTGGCTAACAGTTGATTATAGTAGTTGCTATCCACAAGAGTTACATAAACGAATATTAATGCTACCAAAGAAACCTGAAATAGTTGTTGTAGATCACATGGGTTTATTTAAGACTCAAAAGCATGATAATAATATGAAAGTAGAAGAAGTTTCGCAATCATTAATGGAACTTGCTGTACAAAACAATATTATTGTATTTGCTGTATCTGAAATAACTAAAACAGCTTTCACCGAAGGTATGAACATAGCATCTTCTAAAGGATCTTTTAGAATTGCATATAATGCGAATAAAGTATTATCTTTGACACCATATAAAGATGAAAATAACTTAATCAAATCTTTGCATTTGGAATGTACTGCTAATAGAGAAAGAGAAAATCTTGATGTTCACTTACCAGTAAAGAATGCATTAATAGGTGAAAATTAAACGTCGGAGGAGATTAGGGGGTCGATAAACGGTAGCGTGTAAGGCTCCCTAGTTGACAGAAAGGAAATAATGGCAAAAGTACCAAGAGAGTTAAAGCGATTTAGAAAAATGTTAAGAAAAGTATATAGATTAGTGTGGGGAAGAAAGAAAAGGAAAAATGAAAAGTAAGAAAGTAGGAAAATGTATGAATTGCAACTATCCTATGGCGCTAGCTGAATGTAATGTTTCATGTAGAAATTGTGGCTTATCATACGGCTGAGACTTAGAAATGTCTAGGGTAGACATAGAGTTAGAAAAAGATACTATAACAATAAAGGAAAAGGAATATGAGACTAACTGAATACTTTCATTTTCTTAAAAGAGATGATATAGGAATGGCTCAAAATCCAAAAGAAAGAGATTATACTCATTTTAGACCTAATGTTTTTCATAAAAGACAAAGGTACTATTATCAATGTATGATTAAAGGCAAAAAACCAGTAAAATAAGGAGATATTATGGTTAGTAAGAAAGAAATATCAGATGCTAGAAAAACTGCTGAAAAATATGATAAAAAGAATGCAGTTACAAAGACAGATCTTGATGCTATATGGGACACTGTAAATGAAATGCAAAAAAATCTAGAATTCATTAATGCAAGATTAGCACGAGTGTTAGATAGAATGGGGCTAGAATAATGAGTAAAAATAAAAAGCCCACAATGATGGAAGTCAAAACTGCTATAAATAATATTCTAGTAGAAATGTCGCATATGTCAAGAACAATGAGAGCATTAGATTCTGCCCTTGCTTCTTATGTTGAGTTTAAAGGAGATGAAAAAGGATGGAGAAAATGGGTAGAAAAGAAACTAAAGGAGAAAGATGGAAAGCCAGCTAAAAACAGCACTAGAGGAAATAAGAAAAGTAAGAAAAAAAAATGATGAATATATAAAAGAAATAGAATCTTTAAAAAAGCAAATAATGCAATTAAAGGATTCAGATATTTTGGTAGCTCCTAGAAAAACAACTAATATAGATAGTATTCTTAGAGCTGCTGATGAAGCAATGCAAAGAAATGTTGAAAAAATAAGAAGGGAGATGGAATGCCGAGCAAAAACAAAGCGAGAGGTAACAGGCTTGAAAGGTTAGTTGTAAATCAAGCAAAAGAAGTTGGATTGGAAGCTATTAGAGCATATGCTAGTAATGGACTTTCTTTAGGAGAAGCAGAAGATGTAGATGTTAAAATAGATGGACTTAAGGGTCAATGCAAAATGCGTAAAAAGATTGCATCATTCATGAAGCCTCCTGAAAGTTGTGACATAGCTTTAATAAAAGAAGACAGGGAAGATACTTTAGTAGTTATAAGATATCCTGATTTTCTTGAAATGTTAAAATCGAGACTTCATAATGGAGGGGAATAATGAAAGAAATCTTTAAATATGGAAATCATATTGCAGGGGGGATTTCATTAACATATCTAGAATCTTTACAGATATATTCATTTATGATTACATTCTTATTGGTGCATTTTAATATCGATCAAGGAAATGGAACATTAAGATTTGGCTTTTCAATTGGTGATCATGGAATGTATTTTAGATTTCAAATAGGATTTAATTAATCCATAGCTAAATGGCCTGTGTAAAAGCAGGCCTACTCCCTTTAATAACCTTTTACTTTTATCTCATCTATTAACTTCAATAAATTGTCTTTAGCATCAGCAGAATTATCTTTTCCTTTAATTCCGCCTGTAAAAGGCTTGAATCCTAAAGATCTTTCTATTCTTTTATTCCAATGAGTTCTTTTCTCTTTTAAATGAGCTCTTGGATATAACCCTAATTCGTGCCTAACAACATCTAAACCTCTACCATCTCTTATAGCAGGTAAACTTTTCGTCATCCATCTAGCTAATTCAACGTTCATTTTATTCCAAAAATGTCTTTTTTCTTGCCAGTCTTCAAAAGAACTCCATTTAGTATTATCAAAGCCTTCTTCTTCATAATAATCTATATATCCTGTAAGCATTTTCTGCCAATTTTCTTCAGGCATTTTATACATTTGCATCATATTTAATGCATATAACATATCACCTACTACAGGACCAGTAAAGTCATTAATTAAACCACGTTTTTTATCTTTCAATTCTTTTTCATCACTAGTTAAATATTCAGAAAGATCTCTTACTCTTTCAACTGTATCATTTTCTAATAAATTTGTAAAATCTAGATTTGTCATTACTGATAAAGCACCTACAGTCATATATATACCAGCTAATCTTAAAGCTTGTTTTATTTCAGGAGCATCCCATTGTTTAGAAAGAGCTGCATCTTTAGCTCCTTTTAATATTTTTGATTGCAAATTCATAAAAGACATAGGATAATGCATAAACTGAAATGTAACTTCTCCTAAAGCTGTAGCATAATCTCTTCCACTCATTTTAGGTAGACCATCTGGACCAAGTTTGCCCATAGGAGCAGTTCCGCCAACAGCCCTAGCTTTAGCATGAGCAGCATATTCAAATGCATATTTATTCACAGTTTTAAGAGCTGTTTCAGTAGCCATTTTTTTCAATTTATTTGTAGTAGCTATATCATATGTTTCTTCACCTGATTTATTTTTACGTGGATCTACAATATTTTTACCTTTTAAATTTTCATAAGCTTGAATCCATGCAATTCTAAACATCCATTTTCTAGTAAAGTTTTCAGTAGCTCTATGGAAAACCAAAGATGCGCCTACAGTTTTATCAATTATAGGATCTAATGTTTTTAATACTCCTCTATCTCGATACGATATTTTTTGCTTTATTGGATCAAACACAATATCAGTCTGATTAACTGTTGATGGAATTAAACCTTCTGTAACAAGCTCTCTACCTGCTTCTGCAAAAGCAAATCCTTGTTCAGCTTCTATTTCACTTAACATTTTTTTATAATCATTTCTATTATATAATTCTATAGATTTTTTTGCAGCTAATATCCCGTTTTCTACAAAGAAATATATTCCACTAGCACCATTTCTAATAGCACCAGTAACAGATAAACCCATAGATTTTAAAGTTTCTGCTGCCATTATACCTCTAACTAATCCATTAACAACATTAGGCCTTTCCATAAGTCCCATTGTTGAAACTTGAAAAGTATCATTAATAAAATCTCTCATACTTCTCATGAATTCTGGATTACTGTCATCTTTTTGAAATCTTCTTATAGCGGGTAAATAAGCTTCTTGAATATAGTTAATTTTATTAAAAGCTATAACATCTTTAGAATATTGAGTTAAAATATGAAAAGGATTTTTACTCCAAGTATTATTTAATAATACATTTCTTCCTCTAGATTGATCAGGAATCTGAGTCATTAATTCTACTTTTCCAGTAAGTTCGTCTATTCTTGATTCTCTAGTAAGTGAATTTTTTGATTCTAACAACTGTCTCATTTTATAGTTTGTTTCAACAATATTATCAATCAAGTAATGGGGGAGATATCCTCCATCTTCTATACCTTCTCTAACAGCCTTTTTAGCTTTATTTATTCTTTCTATATAATTTCTACCTGTTTTTGGCATCAAAGGACTATCGTACATCATTTCAACTACATTTGTCATTCTATCAAGACCATTTATTAAAACTTTTCCCATAGAATCTAATAAAATCCTAGATGAATCTACTGCTTTTAAAACATTTTCGTCATAAACACGACCCATTAATTCATCTCTATTCTTTGAAGCCTTTTTATATTCAGCTTTAGGCATTTCCATTAAATCTATATAGTCCTTTACAACCCCCTCTCCATTTTTTTCATATAAATGATTATATCTTTCTAATAATATATTATTTTCAACTTCAGCTGAAGCACCATCTTTAGCCTCAGCTCTTAAAATTTTATTTTCTAAATCTGCCATTTCTTTCAAGTATTCTTTAGCTTGCTTTTTAGTCATACCAGACTTAGTAATTAAAGCTTTTCTAATATTGCTAACAACGTCATTTGTCATTGTAAGATATTGATCTAAATGATTTCTTTCATAGTTAATAGCATTATTTACTTTATTGTAAAACATACGAGTAACAGGAGAGTAATTTGCGATAGCATCAGAAACATAAAAGTTCTTTCTAAAGGCTCCAATTTTTTTACTTAGATAGTTTCTTTCAATATTATCTATTTCTAATTTAAATCTATTAACTTCACCTTTATTAAATTTGAAAGCACTATCAAAAGGAACTTTGAATAAATGTTCTGATACATCATTTAAATAACGTTGAGTAAAGTATTCTTCAGAACTATTACCACCTACTTTACCTATATTTTTAGTTATCATTTTTTTACTATTCCAATATTGAACTATATCATCAAAGTCTTTATTGTATTCACCATAAAAGCAACTATTCATTATCCTCCTCCGCAGAGATTTTCTTTTCTCTTATCATAACTATATTCATTCCATTTTTCAAATTGATTTCTTATTTGTCTTATCGAAAAATCTCCTTCTTGAGTACGTTGTTTTTCAATTTCATATGTACTCGCACCTATACTTTGAAATTTATATTGAAGATCTGGAGTAACTATACCTTGCATTATATTTAAAAATGTTTCCTTATGAACCCCATCAGGAATTGTATATTTTTCTAAATATAAAGGACTAGCTTTTAAATCAAAAGTACGATCATTACTCATCCCTGTCAAATAATCCTTTATATTATTATATTCACTAGCAATTTTCTTACCTATATGTCCATAACCATTATCATGCAACCAAGACATTGTATTTTCAAATACTTTTTGATTTGTTTTTAAATAAGGTAAATCAAAATTATCTGTT